GGCTCGATGATATTGGTAGACAGGCAGCGGTGATATATCGTGATGCTATACGCATCGTTGAATCCACTGAACATAGTCCCTCCGTTGGTATCGACCAGGGTAGGGATGCCGTCTTGCGACTGGTTGTAGTTACGCGGTAGTGTCTCAGCAAGTCCGTTGAGTTGCTTGACAAACCGGGTGCCGTCACTGAGCTTGCCGTTGGCTAGCGTAGTGTTAATGATGGATACAATTTCGTTTATGTACGGCATTACTTGAATGTGTTTGCTACGAACTCTGCTACGATTGCGCTTACCTGGTCAAGCTCTGAACTTGTCAAGGCGTATATCTTGCCATTCTTCTGATAAGTATTCTCTACCCAGTCAGCCTTTTGCCCTTCAGTTGGATTTGTGAATCCTAATCCATATTCAGTATCTGATATTGGAACTATACCATAGTTCTTCTCCATATCAGCGTTGAATCTTAGTATTACTTTACGCTCACTTCCAAGTCCATTCTTCTCTCTTAGTTTTAAGTATCCATCTGAATACGAGCCGATAGGGTTGCCGGCAGCATTCAAACCACGCTCATGAATGCGATCAGTAGTCTCAGCCAGCATAGTAGTGCTAATCTCACGCAGCAAGCTATCCGCCTCCTGTAAAGTCAGCATCCTACCTGCCAGCTCCTTGAGACCGCTGACATTGACTTCCGTTGTGATCATCTCTTACCGCCGCGAGGCTTGCCTTTGCATCCGCACATGTTAGTAGAAGCTAGTGGTTTCACGAATTTGCACTGGTTCAGAACACTCGATACAGCAATCGCAGGATAGCTTGAACCCCCCGGCAATCTGCTCAAGAGCCTTCATATACTCGACTTGATACTCCTCACGAAGCATCTTGCACCGCTCTAGGTTGACCGTAGTAAACTGGTTCAGCTTAGTTGAATACAGTTGCTCGGTCAGTAGCTCGATGCCTAGCAGGTACCAATACGCCCGGCTGAAGACTTCCTTGTTCTGGCATATCAAGGCATTCCAGTTGCATACGATGCTGAAGGTTCCCGATAGTCCGCTAGTAGAACTAGTGTATGTAACCGGGTCGGTTCCGTTGAATACGATACCTTGAACGCGCACATCGCAGCAACCAGGGATGGTATGACCGTAGGGCAAGTCCATCTCGACTACTTGAGGCAAGGTGAGCGTATCAGCGTAGACAGCAAGCTGCCAGCTGTTGAATGCGTAGTTATTGTGGAATGTAGTGTTGACCGGAATAGTGTTCCATCCGTCTACTACATTGACGTTCTCATTCCAAAGAATTTGACCCGAATTGATATCCTTAACATGCAGGTCAACGGTCAATATCGCTTGACCGGGTTCTGCGTAGAAGTGCAAGTCCTGAATGTGGATGCTTGCCAGCGGACTCGGGATGAACTGAAAGTCGGGTGTATCGATTAGCTCGATGCTGAACCCTTGATAGTCATTGGTCGTGCTAATAGCTGAACCGATGACATTGCCCAAGTTGATACCCTGCATAAGGGACTTCATCTTGTAATGCTTGCCCATCTCTTGACGGACATCTAAGGTGAAGCGGTTCTGACCCCTGCGTTGTATCATGTTCCACAAGTCCAGATAGGTCGCTTCCTCTTCGTTGGTCAGGCTGACCATCTGCTTGAGGCTGATGCCGGGAAGGTCATTGATATACAGACCTGAAGGAGGTGTGGTCGTTCCGCACCCGCGCAATCCGATGTAGTCTTGTAGACAGTTCATGTGTTGGATTTAATAAAGGTGGGAGCCGAAGCCCCCACCCTTGACAATCATCTTAGCTGTTGGTGATAGAGTAACGGAGTGAACCATTGCTACCAGCCAGACGGTCTGCACCGTCAAAGGCATCGGTAGGAGTAGTGAACAAACCGTAACGCTTCTTGATCAACAGGACATAACCGCGAGCTGCGGAGATGCTAGCCTCGTTGATGTAACCGTTAGCAAGGTTGCTACCCAAGTCCTCAGGGCAGTCGATGTACTTCACCTGCAAGTCGAAGGCAATGTTGCCCAGACCGTTCGGAGTCCAGCACTGAGTGCGGGGATCTACGATAGTGGTGAAGAACGATGCACCGCGCTGACCTGCGAAGCTTCCTACATTGTCTTGACGCTCTACCAGGTGAACGCTACCAGGAGCGAACATACCTACGTGCTGAGCACCCCAAGTAGAACCAGTCTGACCTGAAGCGAAGAACTGGAAGTCGCTAGCAAGAGCCTCGGGATTGAATCCTACGCCAGGATACAAACCGTTGCGCTGCTTCTGGATAGAGTAAGCATGCATCAAAGAACCGAGCGCTCCAACAAACATCGGAGTGCCGCAGAACTCGTTAGAAGCTGCATCAGTCAGAAGCTTTGTGAGACCTGTTCCGAGGTCATTCAAGTTACCATCCTGCTCGATGTTTACAGCAACCGCCGTAGCTGTTCCAGTAGCAACGTGCTTACCGAAGCTAGAAGCCATGCTGGTAGTCAGCACGTTCTCCATCTTCTGGTAGATGCCGTTCATCGCATGCAGGATTGAACGCAGGTGCTCGGTCATGATCTGGGTAGGAGGCAGACCGACAGCAACTGTGCGGGAAGCCTCTTCGCAGTATTGACGAACCTGGTCATCGGTAATGAAGATACCAGTCTGAGCGATGTTGTTCACGCTTACAGAGGTCTCTTTGTATGCCGGAAGTACGTCAACAGCACAAGTATCTGAAGTAGATACCTGGCTGATGGTAGTACGCGGCATGTAACGTACGTTCACCGTGCGGTAGTGACCTTCACGGTAGCCGTCTTGGATTGCCGTAGGACGGTCTGGAGATGTGACCAACATGTTCAAGAATCCCGGGATGGTCACTTTTTGACCGGGGTAATTTTGCCCTGCAATGCTATCAAGGTGAAGCAAGAGGGCTTCGCAATATCCGTTTGCCATTGTTTTAACGAATTAAGAAGTTTACTCGTATCCGCTTAGTGTTGGCGTTCGCCCTCTTGTTGTTGCCTTGCGGCCTATCGTGCTTGCATCAGACTCAAACTAAAGTGCTACCCGCTTTGAAGTCTGCCAGAGCCTTAGAGGTCTGGGTCTTCGCGGCAGGAGCTACGGGCTTGTTGACCGGAAGTGGGGTCGGTACTGGGCCCTGTGCCATAGGTGCTTCATGCTTGACGCGTAACATCTTAGCTTCAGCTAGGACATTGTCAGTGAATGAACGCAGCTCTACGGGCTTATTGTCAATCGTGAATGGAAGGTCAGGATGTTCAGCGGATACAAGCTTCAAGCCGTCCTGCGTGTACACATACTTGCCTCCCTTGTCACGGAGCTTCTTCTCCCAAAGATTGCGAGCCGTTGTAACGGTCACATCCTTATCCAGGTCAAGAGCGTAGTCGTATCCGTTGAAGATGGAATACAGTTCTTTATCGGTAAGCTGCGACTGCCACTGGCTGTTGACCTTATCCATGTCTTGCTTACGGGAATCACGCTCGTTGTTCAACGCTTGTTGAAGTTCCTGTACTTTGTCGAGTAGGGCCTTTTTCTCTCCGCCTGTTGCAGATATAGCCTTTTCTCTAGCATCCGCAATAGCTTTCGCAAGAAGCGGGATGCGATTGTAAGTAGAAGTCTCCGTAAGGATTGCCGTCTTGGTTTCATCGTCAAAGTTGTACTCGTCAAGCACGTCTTTGATCTTGGTGTCAATGGTATTGAGAGCGGTCCCGGTGAAGTGTTTCTTCACGGTCGGGTTATACTTCGCCTCGTCTTCAGTCATGAGCTTGCTGTTAGTCGCACTCACAATGTTACCCGGTACATTGATTTGACTCAATGCTGGATTTGTTACCACTGATTTGAGAGCTTCGTCAGCATTATCAATACCGATGCGCTCAGAGATTGCTTGAATGTATTCCGCTAGTGTCATTTGTTTGTTGCCTTCACGGCCTTTGGTGTCGTTTGTTTCTTAGGTGTTGGGCTCGGCAGTTCTACTACGGTAGTCTGCGCGGCTACGTTGGTCTTGAGGACTTCTACGTTCTCCACCTTTGATTTGATTTCGCAGACCCGGTCAAGGTCTGACTTCATAAGGAAGGCGCGGACATTGTCCTCGTTGTCAGCTGGGAACTCATACCACAGCTGGTTATCCTTCCATACTTCAAGGAATTTCTGCATAGTACAAAGATACAGCGGCCTACGCCCCTTTGAACTCCTCGCGTAGAGCCTTGGGTACCACAGCCGCGGAAACGGGTACGAGCTGATGGTTGCAGTTGTAGCCTCCCCGGTTGATCGGGAAGTTTGCTGCATTGGTGCCGGGTATCATTCCGTGCGGAAGTCCGGTCTTGTCGTAGATGGGTACTTGCTCCCCACAGATCTTGCCTTCGACAATTTCATCTAGCTGGGAGCGGTGTATGTATGGCATGCAAGTAGACTTCGCACCTGTCAGAGCCTTGCAGAATGGGCGGGTAGTTTCCTTGTTGGAGCCTACATACTTGAACCATTCTAGCCCTAGGTCATCCGATACAATCTGCGTATAGTTCGCGCTGTACTGGTTAAGGCTATCGGTCACAATCTGCTTTGTGTACTTAACCAGCTTACCATCACCTCGGTCGGTATCTAGGATGTACTCCCGCACCTCTTCGATGAACTCCGCCCGGCTGCCTCCCGTAGTCACGTTCTTGACCAGGATGTCCCGGATAGGACTGACCACGTTGACCCCGATAGCATCCTGACCCATCGCATCAACTACTCCTTCGATTGCTAGGTTCTGAATCTCAGCCAGCACCTTGGGTACGGTGAACTTGCCAACTACCGAGGTGAAGTATTGGTTCTGAAGCTTTGTGATGTCGGAGTAGGTCTTGACTACTTTGTCAAGTTCCTTCTCATACTCCTTGTCGAATATGACCTTATTGAGTTCAGCCTTAATCTTGCTGATTAGCTTGACGTTCTTCAAGCTAGGCTTGATGCGTCCGTTGCTGGTCTCTAGGTCACCTGCGATATCTAGAATGACCTTATAGGCATCCTGTTGCACCTTAGGCATCCGCTCGTTGAACGAGTTGATGCGGGTGTCAATCAGGTCTAGTAGGTCTTCAAGTATGAGGTCTGATTTGGCCATTATACGCTAGTCGATACGCTCACGTCGCTTGTAGCTATCTCTTCGATTGACTTAGGATTCCCGATGATTGCAGCGGCTTGTACATCGCTGAATCCGTATATCTCACGGAGCAATGCGATAGCTGCACTCCTGTCTGTGATACCCTTCGATACAGAAGATTGAATCTCGAGAATACCCTGAACACCGCCGACAGTTCCCTTCAAGTTAGCCTGAGCTTCCAGACGCTTTTCATCCAGACTATCAGTAGGCTCTTCACCTTCTACTGCAATGGCAGATACCTTAGGCTTAGTCAATTCATCGGCATACCTATTCATGATAGTAGTCTGTTCATCGTAGGTCATCTCGTTGAATCCGGGCTCTGACTCTAGCGCACGGGTCACGAACTTGTTGATGTTAGCATGAATCACTAGGTCGTTCTTGTTGATAGCATCAAAGGTTCTCTGCATCGCAATAGCCTCCTCACTTACCCCGGCAAACGGGTCAAGCTTGAGCTTCAGAACTACCGTATCCTTGATGTTGCTATCGTTGAACTTCTTAGCTGCCAGCTCGATTTGTGCCGCGTTAATGATTGCCGGGTCAACCTTAGCCGTAGTCATCTGGGCAAGCTCCTCAACCAGCACCTTGCCGCTTAGCATGTCGTAACGCTCGGGCACCGGGATGTAAGGCAGAAGCACGTTGATGTCCGGCACAATCTGCTTCTATCTCCACGCACAGATGTCGTAGATCACTTCATCCATGATACGCACCACATCTTCAGCAATCGAATGCACAAACGAGTAGAGCTCCTCGCGGTCTACCTGTTTAGCTACTCCGGACTGAGACAAGGGAGTGTCAGCAAGGAACTCCATGTTGATAGCACTCAACGCATCGTAGATGTGC